GCAGTTTTTCTGCAATTAAACTACTTAAAACACTTAGTCAAAACAACAACAACAACAACTTGAGTGGACACACTCCCACACCACACTACCCACCCACACACCACACTTCAACATGGTTCGCACTCCAATGGAGTTTCTTCAACTCGTTTTCCGTTTGCTCGTTATAACAACTACGAGTATTGTTGCGACAACACCACTTGTGCTGTCACTTGTTGTTTTCCACTCAACGGACGGGTGTTACTTCGTCCCGCTGGAGTATTTGAAAATTGTGTTTGCTTCGGTCATTTTCCTGCTGTTTTTCCTCACGTCTTCCTCCTTACGTTCTTGGACACTACTACCACTCATTGCCGACAACTTCGCATTGCACACCGCCCTTTTTTGGGCTGGTCCACACATCTCGTCACCCGTGTACTTGGCACACTTGTTGTGGCATTATGAGTCCACTCTCATTTATTTGGTGTACTCTTTTCCCCAAATGCTGTTTAACGCCACGCGTTTCACGTACACTCTCGTGTCTGCGTTGCACGACATTGGAGGTATTCTCGTTAAATGCATACTTTACACTATTGAGTTTGGAAACTCTTTATTGGAAGATTTCGTTGGTCGCACCTACGAAGCAGGCAACGACAGTGCATTTTTTACAACACTATCAGCCATGTGCGCGGCTATATCAGGGTTGTTGTATTCACTTTTCATGGCGTTGTCACACATGGAGTCTGACCCCGAGAAAAGTAAAATGTATTCAACAATGGCTAGCGACCTACGTTCGGTTGTGTCAATTGGATCTGTTCCTAAGGCGTGTATGCGTTTATTTGAACGTATACAATCCATGTTCGCAAGCGAATGGCCCACCCCAAAAAACAACACTACTCACCCAACAGACACCTCCACCGGGTTCATTAATATACCACTTGATGGACAAGGGATATCATCCCCTTTTGTGCACGAAGCTGGTGGTGACCTGTCAACAGGCACGTGCAAACACTACTTTACAAAGGACAACATTCAAAAGTGTGCAGACATGTTTGCCCAGTGTCCAAAAGGATCTGTGCATGTTGTGTCCGCCGCTACGGGATCGGGCAAGTCCACAGTTATACCTTACACTTTATCCAAGAACACAAGAAAGATTGTTTATGTGGCTATACCGAACATTGCTGCCGCAGTATCCGCACGTGACGTTATACAAGCTCGTTACGGAGTCAAGCCACACTTGCGTGCTGAATCGAAAACTGAAGTTGGTGATTGCAATATTCGTATATACACTTCACGCGCGTTCGTCGCCTTACTCATATTTCACCCCAAAATTATGGACACAATCGGCGCGCTCGTGTTCGACGAAATGCATGTTGCTAGCGCCGAAAACTTCTTGTTCCGCAAGTTATCGTCCATGTTTGCTCAACGAGTGCCCATAATTTGGGCGTCCGCAACATACACACAATCATTCACACTTGGTTCCGAGCTGAAGTTCACTGTTGTGGAAGCTATAGACTCAACAGTGACACGAGAAAACATTTTCTCAAACAAGTGCAACGTTCGCGAGTTGCAACCAGGTGGCGTGTTTGGGCGTTATCTTGTTTTTGTTGCATCAAAGAAGGAAACTATGGCTTTGTCTAACGCTTTGCAAGCCGCCAAAGTGAGGTCATTTGGAGTGAACAGTGATAACATTGCCACACAGCGTGTAGAGATTAAGAAGGCTATGGATGATGTGTCAAACACAACCATTGTCGTCGTTGCCACCAATTGTATGGAAACAGGGGTCACTCTCCCGTTCAATTATGTGGTCGATTTGAGGGAAAAGATCGTTCCCCGTTTGGTCGACTCTCCACCCGCTATCACAACTCAGAGAGTGAAAGTGACGAAAGGTGAAGCTACACAACGTAAAGGGCGAGTTGGGCGTGTTGGGCCAGGAAAATACATTGCTCCTCCAACCGTGTTTACGGAACCCGAGGACGTGGTCGCATCTGATCTTGCGACTGCATACGTTTACGCACGTATATTTGATGTCCAACCACCTATTGCTGACTTTCCGGAGTACATGACTCAAAAACTGTTGACAGACTCATATATCGCCAATCTTTTTGCAACTGGGTTGAGTCCATTGGCCTTAGCCGGTATGACGACACCAGAGGGCACAATCTTCAAAAGTTACGAGAAGTTCGACTTTGGTATACGCTCATCCCTTGCCACCGCCATTTTTTCCCCCTACGTTATGCCCAACACACATTGGTCAAAATTTCACGAGTACGAAACAGGAGATTGGGAAATTGACTATGGTGGGAAAACGGGTGTTCAGCAAGGGAAGAACGTGCGTGCTCCTTTCTTTGACTACACCAAAGACCGGGAATGGCAAATCAAAAATTGGCAACACATTTTTGTGACACACCAGATCCACGACACCGAAGGAGCAAGCTACAATAGGCCCGAGTTTTTGAAAACCACGACTCGGGACGCTGTGTTGGCTATGCGAAATCTTGTTGTTGGTCGAGTGTTTCAAGCTCGGCCCCAGTACACTGGGCTCGTTGACGACGAAGACGAGTGGCGTCTTAGTGACTACACAACAACACCTCATGGTCACGCTCTCGTCGAGTTGGCACACCATGGAAACCACTTGTCCGCATTGTATCGTATGGCAGGATCAGTCCCGAAACACTCACCCATCCACACGCGGATGTGTGTGGCTATGCGCGAAGAATTGTTGTTTGGGGTTTGGTTTGCGCGCACATACCATCACGTGTGTGAACTTATTGAGCGGTTACATGCGGGTCCTTTTCCACACGTTGAGCAAACGTGTGGCATTGAGCTCGATATCTACGACACAGACGGTGAGGACGGCACGTATATAAACGACGTTGGCAATGTTTCCGACGGCGCTTTTTACGTTCCAGTTGTTGACGAATGTGTTCGTGTTTGGCACTCAACAAACGACACACCCACACGAGAGCTTGTTGTGCAATTCGTTAACGACTATAAACATGTTCACATACGCAATTTGTTAGCGTTGGAATATCTAGAGGCGTCTGGACTTGTGCAAGCTATACACGATGCCAATTTTGGGGCATACATGTTCGAGTTGGGGACAACGTACAATCTTGGATTTACACACGACCACGTTCCTGGGCAGACGTGTCGAACTTTTCAATCGCGTGGAGCCGTGTCCGAGGGCGTCTTGACAGACGCCCAATTGTATATGGACAGCGCTTCAAAAGATTTGATTTCGTCCACGGAGGTGTACGAGACAATGGAGGGCTCACATGTTGAGTTCGAAGAACAACGCCAAACAATTCACACTTGCGCACTAAACGTTGTGTCATGTTTAGCATTGTATGAAGGTGTTCCCGTGTTGCGTTCCCACTACGACGGACTACCATGTCATCGTGTGTTCAAGGAGTTCCAAGACAAGTGGGCAAACAAGGGCATTACATTTGCCAACCTATACGAGATGGCTTTGGAATCCACAACTCCAGTGACGTGCACACACGATGCTCAACTGAAAACACTTATGACGGAAGATTGTTTTGCCACAGACGACGACCCTGAGGGAGCAACGTTGGCGCTCGCTCGTGACATATACGCTCGGTGCCAGGAGGACCACTCTGGATACACATACGTTCATTACCACGACTACTGGAATACGCGTGAGCCTAAACCACACGGTGTCCCCTTCGAGTGTATTCCCAAATTCCACACAACCCATCTTGTTGTGTTGTTGTGTGCTAGTGTCTTAGGTGTTTTTTCTTTATTGGTTTATGCCTTTGCCTCGTCACGACGTCGACGCCAAAGTGGACTACACACGCCAGTGGAGCGAGAACACGAAGGGCGTAGGAAAAGGGACTGGTATACGCGAGATCCTGGCGAGTTCGACTTGGACTGGCGGGATACCGCTCAGGCCAGATTCTACAGCCGTTCACGAGCCAATGCACAAGACAATCCTGCCACGATACCATTAGCTCAAGCTCAGAAGATGGACAATATGCGCACCTACGCCGGAACTTGGGACGACGACGACGACGATTTTTGGAGTTTGACACCAGAGGGTGCCATGTGCCAAGAGAATGGGATTATGAACAATTCCTACGCACACACTATGCACATTTCACCAACGATGGCTATGAAACCAGGACGGCTCGACACCATTAGATTCAATATCCCAAAGGACCAGATACCGTATTTTCGGCGTGACGTTCCTATTCTAGATAGTGACAATATTGAGATTAAGTGGACTGTGGGAACGAAGGAATACAACCTACAAAGCAAGCTATTGGATTGCATTCCAGATGAGAGGGCATTCGAATCAGTGCTTCCTATACGCTCCACACGAGCCTCACCCAACACCGCATATGAGTCAGTTGTGGGAGTGTGTGTGCAACCAAACAAAAGTCCGGTCTCATGGGCTACACTGACCCACGGTTTTGTGGTTGTGAACACACATGTTCTGGACATGATGGCCACAACGTTTTGGATAGTTGGTAGATGTGGTGCAATTGAAGTGCGCAAAGACAAAAGCCACCAATACGGTGATATATCACTTGTCTTGGCACCCAATACTGTGCCCAAACCTGCCCTCCAGTTTCGGGTGCGCCAACCCATAACCGGCGAAAGAGTCGTGTTATTGAGGCGAGAGAACAAACTCGTAGTCACTTCTTCATACGAGAGATCAAATGAATCCGTGTGTGTTCCATCAGACGCAAACTTGTGGGCATACACAATCTCCACAACGTCAGGAGATTGTGGGTCACCCGTTGTTGCGACCGCAGATGGCGCTTTGGTTGGAATACACTCCATGGGTGGAACTAGAAAGGACCTTGCAAACTTCTTTTATCCAGTCACAAGCGAGATGGTGTCGGCCATTTATACAAAGATGCCACAATCCCAACGACCTCACCAAATCGTTATGACCCCGCTTCCAACTAGCCAACAGATGACGGAGAACGCCGTTGTAGCACCCCATGTCCAGGCCACACATCCAGTGGTCGACGTGCAACAACCCACAAAAGAACACACACACTTCGTATCCAACACCACAATGAGGCACGAGTTTGACTTTGACTCACACGCACCAAAGAAGTCAAAAATAACAATCGACGTGGAAGCTATTGCATTTCTAAAGAATATGGGCGTTGATTTTCCAGAGTACAAATACTCACACTTGCCCAGTGCTTTGACAAAGACCGCCTACTACAAGGATATAAACAAATATGATCGGCCCATACCTCTTTTTCCCGAGGACTTTGTCGAGACCGCATTGCGCATGTGGCGTGTTTTGTACCCATGGAATTTTGAGGAACTACCTGCTAGCACACTACGGGAAGTGTTGTTCGATCATGATTGGTCCACGTCCGCTGGTCCACGGTTGCTTGTGACAAAGAAAGAAGCGTTGGGGCAACTGGACACCCGCCCATTCGAGGAAATTGTGCGCGCATGTGAGGCTAAATTTGACCGTCCACCTGAAGATTTTGTGCCTAATGTTTGGAATGTGGCACTCAAGGATGAGCTCCGCCCCGCTGACAAGGTTATTGACCAGAAAACCCGCACGTTCTTTTCTAGTCCGGTCGACACCTTGCTTGCAATGTCACGGTCAGTAGGACCTTACAACCATCGTTTGCAGCAACACTTGTGGGACGGACCTATGACTTACGGTATCGACAAGTTTCATTTGGGTTGGCAAAAATTGGCAAATTTTCTCGAAGCCAAGGACCATGTGTATTTCGCACACGATGTGTCACGTTTTGATTCTGGCGTCGCATTACCCTATTTCCAAGTGATTTTAGAAATGAGGTTGTCGTCGGCATCTAAACGGTTCCATCGCATTCTCAAGAATGGTTATTCCGAGATTATGTACACCTACCTCGCCATTGATGGCGCTGGGTTAGTGCGTAAATCAACCGGTAATCCCTCTGGCCAGAATTCAACAACGCCTGACAATTCCCAAGGTATGACGACCGCTATACTTGTCGCTCTGTCCGAAGTGTATGGTGTCGAGAAAGCACTCCGATTGTTGTTGACTAGGCAGGTTCGTTTCAAGGTGAATGGGGACGATGGTGTTTGGTCTGTACACAAGGACCTTATGGCCGATGGGTTTCAAGGAAAAATGTGTGTTGCACTGAAAGCAATGATGATGAATGTCATTATGGAGAAACCACAAACAACTTTGGAAAAAGTCTCGTATATGTCACACACGTGGGTTCCATGTCAGGATGGGAACCGTGTTGTTTTGCTTCCAGCATTGTCCGAAGATCGCGTCAAGGCTATAGTCATGTACGAACGCAATTCGTCCTTTGAATCTCGTTTCCAAAGATACGTAGCTGCTTTGGTGTGCTCGTATCCATACCCACGATTGTATACACGTATGGATGAACACATCAACGCTTTTCTTCAAGATAGCGTTCGGTCACGACCATACCAGCAGTGGTGCTCAAACGTTGGTGTTTCACTACCAACACGTGGTGATGTTCACAATTTGTATTGCGATCATTGGGAAGATGAAAGTGTTGACGAACTCGAGCGTTTGTTGAGTGTGTACAATATTCTTCCTAGCGAATACCAAGCAGATGTCAACACTCTGGAGGACGAAGTCAACGCTATTGAAAGTATTTTCTCTCAGGTTGGAAGTGCCAACCAATTGGTTCCAATCACTGGCGACAACACCGCAGTGCAGATATTTGGGGGACCTCAACCTATACAAGAGGAGCGATTAATGTTGCAACACGTTTCCAACGAAGTGCGTGATTTGTGGGAAGGAGTCAACGCGGAGGAACCAGATGAAGTTCTTCTTGATTCTATGGCTTCATCCAACGAAATCGATACCGCTTGGTACCATATGAAGATGCTGTTTAATATTAGCACTGAAGCACAAATGACCCGATTAATGAGATCCGCTGTGACTTATTGGGTGCATAATGGCACTAGCGAGAGGGCTCCAGCTCGCCACAAAGTGACAATGAACGGCATAACATACCCACTGTCCTATCTCAAGAGATTTATGGTGCCTACTGTGCGCGCATTTTGGCGACCACAGGCGGACGCTGTTCGCGCATGTATACGTGCCCACCCATCATTTTTTCCACACTGGGGTCAAATGCGTGGGTTTCCTTTGAAGCACCGGGATATCGCATTCGACTTTTCCGACTATTGCTCCGAATTGACACCTGAGGAGCGTATGGTTATCCAGTCTGCAAAAGATTCTGCTTTGACTGGATCAGTCTACAATCCTATGCTTGCCGATTTGAAAGCTGTGGGACGCGATTCTGGAACACACATTTCCGCTCGCACAGGGTTACAATTTGGGCGTCGAGAGGAGGGTCAAGAATGACAGACCAAAACTTCGTGTTGTGCAACACGTTAATCTAGCACACACTAGGCCACGCTACCTCGTGGTTGTAAATAATTAGTTTAATTGTTTTATTTGCCTATAGAAAAATTTT